CTGTCTAACACCTGTTAATATATTCATTTTAACGCTACTGTCTATTCTTCTACTATACCCACCTGTATAAGCAATTTTATCTTCATGTATTTTTACACCACTATCAGCCAAACTTTTAATTGCATTTCTCATAGCACTTTGATAATCTTGAACACCAATTGAAACATTATATACTGCCTCATCAATTAATTCATTATATATTCTTTTTATTGGTTTGAATATTGTTTTGCCTTTTGCATTTTTATAAGTAAAACCTATATTTCTTGCATTAGAAAGATTTTTAAACAATTCATCTGTTTCTTTTGCCACGCTTTCAACATATCTTTTTAATTGTATATTGTCTTTATATTTGATAAATTCTTTGTTTTTTGCTTTATAACAAGTTTCAGCAAAATCAACATTTTCTTCTGCAACCTTGTCTAACACAATTTGTACCTCATTCATAGATTTTTCACTTAATTTTGTTAATTCTTCTAATAATTCATCAATATCATTGCCATATTTTAGTTCTTGTGCCAATATATGTGCTTGCGAGGGTGTTAATTTATCAAATTGTTTTATTGTTTCACCCATTTTTTTAAGAACTTTTGTATTGTATTTGTTAAATCTATTATAAAACTTTTCTAATAATATATCTAATTTGTCATTATCAGGCATATTATCACCTTTTATTCATTATTTCCTAATATATCCTCTATTGTTGGGTCATTTTCTTTAATTTCTGCTATTTTTTGTCTTGCGATTTCTTCTGTTTCTCCATATACTTTCATACGATATTCAACTTTACTAGTTATACCTCTTGCTACTTCTCTTTCTAGTCTTGCCTGTGTTGCTGTTTGATTTTCAAATCTTGAATAGTCCATAGTAATTTCAATTTCATTTTCAGATAGTTCTATATTTTCTAAGAAACATATTGCTTTTACTAAATCTATAATAACATCTTTAACAACTGTTTCATATACTTGTTTAGTTCTAAATGCATCATCATTTTGGCTTATTATTTCAGTAGCAGTTGCTTGTCCACCACCATCAAACTTATAAAACTCCTCACCAAATCCTAATGCACTTGAATACCAATTAAGTTCTGCATTAATACTATCTATATGTTCTTGGTATCTTAAATCAAAACTAATGTCCTTTACAGGTTGGTCTTTCATACCGTTCATAGCAACATAAGTTCTATCGTTTCTATCAAAATATAATTGTGATGTTATATTGCCATCTTCATCAACTTGTGGCGCACTTTTTAAAGCAGTTTTATCTACCAATATTCTTCTTTTACCATCAATAAATTCACAATCAAAACTATCATATTTGTTATCTATTGCCTTTAATTTATCAATGCTATTTGCATATATACTTATTCCCATTGGTGTTGATATATCTACATTATTAACAATAGGTGGTTTTATTATTTGAAAATGTGGTGTATCAGTTATATATTCTACCATTTCCTCTACATCAGGGAACATACTATTAAAATCTATTTCTTTTCCTAATTGATTAGGGTCTTTTGATTTATATAGTTCGTTAAGTTTCCTATATACTTGTATCATTTCACCATTTTCGTTTTTTTCTGCTTTAAACTCATGATAAATCAAATGTGTATAATATACTATTTTATTTCTTTCTTCTTCTTGCCATTGGTTAAACTCTACAAACCCTGTTATATTAAAATTATCATAAGCATAAGGTATTATACTTGATGGGTCATTAATATACTCAATTCTAGTTCTACCTAATATATCTTTATATTCAACCATTACAGTTGTCCCTAATGCAAATGCTATCTCTAACATTTGAGGAAACATTATTGTAAAATTGTTTTGTTTGCTATCTAATATATCCCATAATCTTTTGGTTTTTTCATCAGTTCCTAATTTAATGTCACATTTATTGCTCCAATTTAACTTCATCATATCTTCTGATGCTTTTTTTGCCATTGACATTGTTTTCTTTTCACACTGTACTTCGCTTCCATCTGCTATTTTAACATTATAAAAATGAAAGTCATCTACTACTCCCTTATACCAACTTTTCCATACATCAATAAGTTCATAGTAATCAACATTTATTAAATTCACACCCTTTTTGTTTAATTGTGTTTTTAAATCCTCGTATATTGTCATATTTCCTCCTTAAAACTCCAATCCTAATTTTTGCAAATTATTTTTAACCCAATATTGAAAATCATCGCAACTATGTTCTGCATAATAATAAGAATAATCATTTGTATATGTATTATAATAAGTTTCTCCTGTTAGTTCTTTTTCTTCTTTATCAGGCTCTGGTTTCCCTTTTTCTACACTATCTTTTTTCCACATATAGTTTTTTAATTCTTTTATATGTATCCAATTATTTGGCGTATCTAGTATAACATACTTTCCTAAATCCATAAAATCTTGCGAATATTCTATTAATTCTTCCTTATTTTTCCCTTTGTTTACTGGGTCTAAATCTATACCAAACATTGCAAAATATTGGTTTCTTAATGCTCCTTCAGCACTATCTATTGTTTCAGTATCTACTATCGTTTGATATTTCTTACATATAACAGTTCTAAAATTAAATAAATCTTGTGCTAATTCACTAGGAGCTTTCTTTCTTGATTTTTCGTGTGGTGAATAATAATAAGTATCTAACCTATACCACCTGCCATCAGTAGCATACCCATAAGCACCGCAACTTGTTGCACTTGTTTGGTGTCCACAGTCTACTGAAAAATCTACATACAATATTCTTAAACCGTGTTTTTCTATATAATCAGGCTTCTCTATAATAAATAAATCAGGATTATATATTAACCCCTCTATACCTATTACTTCGCCAAGATATATCCATCTATATCGTTTCTCATCATATTTTTGTAATCTTTCTGCTTCTTCAATAAACTTCTGACCCAGCCATTGTTGAGGTACTGTTCTATAATCTGTATGGCTATATAATACATCATCTCTTTGCTTCATTGTATCAGCCCATAAATTTACCCAATTAAATCTGTTCTTTGGTGGATTATATGAATACATAGTTACAAACCAATCATCATTACCTCTTGAAAACGTTGCTATTATCTGGTCTATTTGGTCAGGTTCATCAAACTCTGTTAATTCTTCAAACCATACCATTTTAATTGGAGCATCTTCATCAATAAATCCCTTAACCTTTTCATAGTCATCTCCGCCTGCGAAATATATGTCATTATTTGTCTTATAAAGGTGTATTTGAAACGGACTAACTGTTGCCTTATAATCTATACCTTCGTTTAATCCAAGTCTCTTTAATGCCCTTTTAACCTCTTTAAATACACTATTTCTTATTGTGTTTTGGTATCGCTTAATTATAATAGCATTACAATCCTCATATTCTAAATTAAACTCGCATATCTTTAATGCTAACATACTTGTCTTTGTACTTGCTCTACCACCTGCATATATTTGATGTGGTTTCTTACTATTAAATTCTTTCCAAAAATGTGATGCTACAATATTTCTTAGATCTATTGTGTTATTCATTATCCTCGTCCTTTGGTAAAGAATTTACTATTGTTACTCTTGTTGTTTGTTCTCCGTTTACATCAATATTATCTTTTTGACCCAAATGTTGTTTGCCAAGCCATATTGCCATTGAAGGATTTTTTTCTGCTAATTTCCATTGCATTCTCCTTAAACTCATTTTGCCATTATCTTGCCCTATTTTATAAACACGACAAAATTCCTCATCTCTTTGCAATGTTCTAACTGATATTCCCAAAAAACTTGCAATCTCTTCCTGAGTACATTGTATATTGGATAATTTCCTTACAGCGTCATAATCGATCTGTATTTTAGGTCTTCCTGCCATGTACCTCACCTCTTATAAAGTATATCATTGTTTGTATTTAGTGTCAAAAATGCAATAAAAAAACTACCTTTCGATAGTTTTCTTATGTCCTAATGCCCAAATATTAGCATACTCGTAAATGTTAGCAATAAATTAAAAACTAGTATTAGAAACCATCAACGCATCATAACCTACTCCGGTTTCACTTAAAATAATGCCAACCACCACCCTACTTACATTCATATCTCAGGTGGTTCATATATAATATACCATACTTTTTTATTTTTGTCCACTTCTTATGTAGCAAATAATTAATATTATCATTACACCTATCAATCCTATTTCAATCATATTTACCTCCTAATTACTTTTTTTTTATTGTTAAATGTTTCTAGAGTAGGAGTTATTGTTACAGGTCTGCCTTTTTCATCGCATTCTATATCTACCCAATAGCAACTTTTCTCATTTTTTAATCCTAACGACCTGCTCCAATTGTTTTCATCAACCAATGCTCCAACCTGAAAACAATGTTTTCCCATATAATACATATACATAGAATTATGAAAATGTCCTTGCATTATTATTTGAATATCTTTATCATCAACCGTTTCAGCATAACGTTGTAATTTGTAGGAAAGTGAATATGGTTTTCCCCCAGAACCGTGGTGCATTAATATTCCTAAATTGCCAAACTTTATTTTAGCTGTATCTGGGTTAATATATATCAAATCATCTCTTTCCCTAGATATTGCCCTTCCCAT